TCCACACGGATCGCATCGCACAACTGGAAGAACAGATCAATGTGTTGCAGCAGACGATTCGTCAGTTGGGTGACGGCCTTGCTGAAGCGGCGGGAGTGAACGAAGAACTGAAGCAGGAATTGAATGCCGAGCGGCTGGAAGTCATCGGCGCTATTGCTCGCAAGGAAGCCGCGATGCGTGAGAGCGCGGCCAAGGAGGAGGTCATCATCAACCAGCTTCACAACCTCGGCGAGTTGCGTCGGGAACTTGATGCGCTGAAGGCGGAGGTGCGATGAAATCACGAAGGACTTACTTAAACTGGCAGGGAGGCTCCGCAACCTAGCGGGGATCTAATGCACCAAATGCTTACGTCAAAACAGCGGGATTACAAGTGGTCGCTCGTTTACTCGGGTAAGACCCAGAGCTACCAGCTTACCGAGCACCGGCTCATTGACGGCGAGTGGGTCAAGCTCAACTCGTCGGAATGGGACACGATCAACTCCGTTCTCAGTCACATCGAGGTCACGAACGAGAAGCGGTTGAAGGACGGGAGGCCGTAATGGGATACCTGTTCGCGATGGGTCGTTGCCTCTCCTGTGGGGCGATGGTAAGTTTCAACCCACGCAAGGTCCCATCCATCAAGGGAGAACCAATCTGTCAGTCGTGCTTCGAGCGTTGGTGCAAGCTGCATCCCGACTCACCGAGGCCCGACATCACCGGGGCGTATGAGCCTATCTCAGAGGAGGAACTCTGATGAAACAGGCTGGGAAAAACAAGCGGGTATCAACTCCGAGGCTACCGAAAAGGAGAGTCATGGTTTACAAGGTTTCAGACTTGAAGGCAGACATTGCTGGCCTTCCCGACGACGAGGAGATTGTGGTCGTTGTGGAGAACGAGCCGGACTACGAAGGTGACGCCATCGAATTGGAGGAGGGCGACATCCTCAACATCCAAGAGGCGGGTGGCTACGTCCGGGGGATGCGAGTTATCCGAGCGAGACCTCGGTGAGCGTATTCTTCAAGGTTCACTGTCCCTCCTGTGGCAGAGAACGCTCAGAGGAATTCGAGTGCTACACCGAGCAGGAGTTCCGGATCAGATGGGACAGGTGGGCACAGGGTCGGCATGTCAACGAGGCATTTCCAGAACTCTCCCCTAGACAACGGGAGGCCATGCAGACTGGAGTATGCGACTCTTGTTGGGAGAAGATCTTTGACGAACCCTCTACCAAAGGTTAAACAGCTTCCCCGTGAGCAAATCGTTGACGACATCTGCCAGCTCATACTGGTGATGCCGCTCACGAGGAGGCAGGTCGAGCAGCTCTACGACGCAATCACTCAGCGGAGGGAGAAGGAGAACCAGTAATGTGGGACCCGACTAAGTTCGACGGGATGTCGGTAGGTTTTTCTTCTGAAGGCACTAGGGTCTTCAAGTGCAGTGATTTTCCAAAAGAGAATTGCTGCACTTGTTGCCACACAAACAACTTCATCATTGCCATCTATCCGTGGTCATGCTATTCGGTCACGAAGAACCGGATGCCTGACCTCGGAGCTGGTGTCCGTGCTGAAGTTTGCTGTGGTCAATTCAACGGCGTAAGGCTCCTGCCAAGAGAATGGTGGATTTACCGATATGCCGAAAAAGAAGGTTGGAGTCAAGAAGAGGCAGAAAGGCTCTGTCACGCGGCCCCGAACGACTACTACAAAGTCTGGGGCCAAATCTCGGACTCCCATTACGCTAAGACCCCTGCAACTCGAACTGGGGCAAGTGCTAGACCTAGAACATCTAACAAGGCACCCTCTGGACTCAGAAGTAGGCTCAACGCGGACTCCAAGTGTCCCTCCTGCGGGTCAACTTGGGACCGAGCAATCTGCAACCAATGCGGATACGAAGGGTAGCTATCCCATAACTGTTCGGCAGGCGAACGCTTTGCTCGCTGAACTTGGACACTGTTGGATCACAGACCACGAGGTAATAAACCTTCTAGTAGATCTAGAAAAGTGGATCGTCAATAAGGAGTAGAAATGGCAAAGAGAATTAAGATTCGGAAAGACTCACACGTTCTCCTTCCAAGGAGCGTGGCTCGGCTCTTCCCGAAGGTCACAGTTGCTGTCGATGCAGACCAGTCTGTCGATATCAAGGTGTCGAAGAAGGACTGCACAGAGGCAAAGCAGATGGACCCATCCGAGTGCGCGTTGGCTCGGGCGGTTCGTCGAGACATGGAGGCTGACGGTGCTATCATCGGTCTCTCCTCGTCCTATATCATCCGAGGGAACAAAGCGATTCGCTTCTCGACCCCGGAGCGCGTGCAGAGAGAGATAGTATCATTCGACCGCAACCACGATTTCGCACCCGGAGATTACTTCCTGACTCCCAAGTCGCCTTCCTCGAGGATGGGTGCGCCACAATACAAGAAGAAAGCAGCACCAACGTCTGGAGCGAAGGTGGCTAAGAGGAAGGTGCATCATCCTGACCGCGTTCGGATTCTCATGCGAGGGGTCGAGTAATGCTCCTCACCTTCCGTGTCGCCGCTCCTCTTGGCCGAGCGAAAGAGTTCCAGGTCAAGCTCCTCGAAAACATGAAGCTCACTGACCTCAGGATTGTCTGGGAGATGGAGCAGTTCCTCAACGAGAAAACGGACCACCGCTGGCACATCAATGTCATTGGTGGTCCTGAGGACGCCGAGATCACAAAGAAGGAATAAATGAGGAATATCGCCATTGACTCGCAGATCCTGAACACCTTGGTCTCGTGTGGGCGCAAGGTCAAGATGCAGTTCATAGACAATTGGCGCCCCACAGAGAAGGCGGAGGCTCTGGAGAAGGGCGATTTGATGCATAAGATGCTCGCTTATTACCTCCGTGGTAAGAAGGCGGGCATGACCACGACGGACGCGGATCATGCGCTCCTGATCGCTGGTGCCATTGCAGAGGGGAGAAAGGAATACCTCCCCATGCAACTCTCTGTCGCGACTGCCGAGGAGGACATTAAGCAATTCAAGGAGAACGTCCTCTATTGGCAGCGCGACGGCTGGAAGGTTCTCGAAGTCGAGCAGAGCTTTTCCAAGGTCATTTACGAGAGGCCGGACACCCCAACGAGGCCCGGTCTCACCATTGCCTACGAGGGAATCATCGACGCCATCGTAGAGCATCCCTCACCCCACGGTATCTACATCGTGGACCACAAGACAGCATCTCGTCGGTCCAATCCCAACAAGCTGTCTAACCAGTTCATGGGTTATTGTTGGGCGCTCAACATGAATCAGGTCATCATCAACAAGATCGGATTCCAGAAGTCGATTCCGGCGTCCGAAAGGTTTCAGCGTCAGTTCATCTCATACGAGCGGGAGCTGATTCGGGAATGGGTTCAGCAGACGATCTATTGGGCACATGTCCTTGTCGGCTACATCGACCAGAACTACTTCCCGCCCAACTTCACGTCCTGCGACAAGTATTCAGGGTGCATCTTTCAACAGGTGTGCTGCTCGATACCACAGGTGCGCGAATTCAAGCTCAACTCTCAATACTATCAGGGTGATCCGTGGTCGCCGCACACCCGAGACAAGAAGGAGGAGGCCGTTGGCGAGACAGAGGCGTAGCGCCACCTCACTGAAGTGGGGTCACGACGTTCATAAGTATATCAAAGTAACCTTCAACCGGGAGGGGACCTCCACACTCTGGAAGTGCATCCTCACCAACTGCGGGCACTATCTGGTCAACGAGATGGTTCTCGGTAGGCAGTGCGTCTGCCATCGTTGCGAAAACATCTTCGAGATGACTCGGAAGAATCTCGACCAGCGCAAGCCACATTGTGTCACCTGCACCCGACCGGCAAACACGAAGGGGAGAAAGACCGAAGGCGAGGCAGAGATCACACAGATTCTAAACAACCTTGACGATCTCCTGAGGGTTGATTGATGCATCCTGAACTTGCAGCTCACATCAAAGACCTACAATTACGGAGGTCGGTGCTCCTCCGTAATATTGGCATCACTGTCATCGGGAGAACTTTGGAGTTTGCAGAGGACTCACTCAAGGCGCTAGGAGAGATTAGTGTCGATGAGTGGAAGAATGCTGTCAAGAACGTCTTTTGCGAGGAAATGGACAAACTCTGATGCCAAACGTGTTCGACATTGTGCTAGGGGGTCGCATCATGGCCCTCTTTATCAGCGACAATGGGAACGGGAAAACTGTCGCAGCAGGGTCGTTTCCCGGCCCCATTAAGTTCTTCGACTTCGACGGGAGAATGCAGCCGTTGAAGCTGTTCTATCCCAATAGGAGGGACATCACCTATGACCTCGTTGGAATGGAAGCCATCCGACCCGGCCCGAACTTCCCCGGTTGTATCTCGTTCATGGATTTCGCGCGAGAGTTTGAAGACCTCCAGGATCGGTGTCCTTGGGAGACGGTTGTGGTCGATTCTATCACAGCTCTTACTGCCACGGCTGTAGGTTTTCAACTCGGAATTAAGTCCAAAGAGGGAAAAGGGAAGAAGCTTACAAGCGGAATCCAAGTCCCCTCCTGGGACGAGTTCAATGGAGAGACTTCGGTCGTCCAGCAAATTCTCGACGTGTCCAAGGTTCTCCCCTGCAACGTCATCTTCACTGCTCACCCGGTCGACAAGAGCGTAGACGTTGGGGGTGGCACTCTCAAGAAAGCGAGGTCGATTGCAGCCTATGGAACCAAGACCCCCTCTCTGGTTCCCATATACTTCAACGAAATCTACCAATTCGGGGTTGAGCCACCTAGTGCTCCGAATGAGCCTGCACAGCGATTCGTCCTTACCCAACCGACCGGTAAGGATATGGCAAAGACTGCGCTCCCTCTGCCTCCACGCATTGACATTACCAATAAGCCTCTGTATCCGATTTTGCAGAAGTATTGTGCAGAGCACAATGTCAAGCTCCAGGGAAAGGCAGAGGAGGTAACTGCTTGAGACTCATCTGCTGGATCTGCCACAAATCGGTCAGCAATGAGGTTCCTGACGAAACCGTATTCAGGGCTATCGCAATTTGCCCTGAGTGCATCGAGGCTGACCGTGTTCGCTTCCCAGGCGACGCACCAAATTTCCCGGAGGATAAACCTGAGGAAATAAAACATGAATGGGAGTTCTACATGAACGGCTCATTCTGCAAGCGGTGTGGAGCAGCGATTGGGAGCGGCCAGCCTTGTAAATAGTTGGAGGATAATGGAATAAAGGCGTCGTATTACAACAAGCAAGTGCAGACAGGAGTAGACAAATGGCAATTCGCATGAACATTACGCCGCAAGACGTGAAGGCGCAGAAGATCGTCCGTCCAGGTTGGTATGGGGCGGAGATCAAGGAAGTCCGTCAGGAAGTCGCGTCGGACAAGGAGTCGATGAACACGCGCATCGACGTTGTCGGCCTGGATGGGGATGCAACGGACGTCCCGATCCCGACGTGGTTCTCGGAGAAGTTCCCGCAGTCGGCTATCCCCTTCATCAAGGCCACGGGAGGCAAGGTCTCGGAGGAGGAGGGCGTGGACCCCGACTACGACTTCGAGATGCAGGTGGGCAAGAGGGTGATGGTTCACATCGTCACCTCGCGCGGCAAGACGGGCAACGACAAGCCCCGCAACCAGATCGACGACTGGGCACCTTCATCCAGCGTGACTGAGGCCGCTCCGGTCGGTGGCTTCGGCGACTTCAAGTAGACCCCTCGACTCCCCGAAATTAATTCATGCGTCCCCTACATCAAAGTGAGGGGCACTAGAAAAGTGAATTGATTAGGTTGTGTGAATGCTTGGGAGCTGCGGTAAGCACGTAAAATGACGGAACTCCCACAACTTTTCATCTGGAGAATGCAATGACCGACAAGGACATCAAGGAAGCGGTGCAGAAGCGCCGTGAGGACGAGGACACGGGCGTTACGGAAACCGTGGTCAGGGACGAGACCGAGGACGACACGGACGAGGACGACGTCGCGGACGAAACGACGGATGACGACGACATTCCGTTCTAGTTAGGTAAGTTTGCCGGGAGGAATGGTGCGAGTCGTTACGAGTGAGGGTATGTCTCGCGTAACGGGGGGACGCAAGCCTCCCGGCAATTTTTCGCAGAGGGAAAGAATGAAGCTACCGATCGAGAGCATCTTTTACTCACCCTCAGAGGAGTCACCAGAGCTAGTATCTGACGTAGACAACATCGCATCGTCGCTCAAGGAACTCGGTCTCTCCCATCCCATCATTGTGCGGCCGAGGGATGAGGGTTACTTCCTGGTATCTGGGGAGAAGCGTTTGCGGGCCGCGATTAAACTGGAATGGAAGGAGATCGATGCCGAAGTCCGCGAAGTCGACGAAATCCAAGGCAAAATCATCCAGACCCACGAAAACCTTAAGCGGCACAATCTCCCGTGGTGGGAGGAGGCCCTCCTTATCGAGGCACTTCACAAGTTTCGACAGTCAGAATACGGTGAGGCTCCTACAGGTAGGCCCAAAAAAGACGCGGAAAAGACTGGATGGGGAGTCCGAGACACTGCTCGTGAGCTTGGCATCTCTCTCGGACCAATTGCAGAAGACCTCCAGCTCGCTAGGGCGGTCCAGCTTGACCCTTCTCTCCGTAACATTAGAGATAAAAAGACAGCTGTCCGGCTTGTCCGCATTGCTGCACAACGATTCGAGGCAGAAGAAGAAGCGGGCCTCGTCAACCAAGACCTAGCGGTCAACCAGTGCTATCTGGGAGATGCGGCGACCGTGCTCTCCAAGTTTCCCGCGCAGAGCATCGACCACTGCATAACTGACCCACCGTGGATCAAGTTCTTTCAGGAGGATTTGACCCTGGACCAGCGAACGATGCCGGTCTTCAAGGAGATCTACAGGGTGCTAAGACACGATGGGTTCCTGTTCTTCTTCTGTGGTCTGGACGACTACGCCTACTACTGCGGCTCCGATGTGCGGGACCACTCGACCGGCAAGCTAGTCCACACCAATGGAGAACTGGAGAGGCTTGGCTTCAAGGTCTCCAAGAACCCCATGATCTGGAACAAGACAAATGCACTCTCCCGACGAGGAGTTCGACCTTGGGAGTATGATAGGAACTTCGAGCTTGGGGTCATAGCTACTAAGGGATCACCAGCAATGACCTCTCCCACTGTCCTATCTGGGGTCAAGACATTTCCAGCTGTGCCACCCCAGAAGCTCCTGCATCCCAACGAGAAGCCGATTGAACTCGTGAAGGACATCATCGGCGACCTGACTTACAAGGGCAACATCATCCTGGACCCCTTCGGAGGTTCCTTCGTTACCGCAGCCGCAGCCAAAGAGCTAGATAGGAGATACATCGTATGCGAACGGGAGAAGAACTACTACGAGAGCGGGAAAGCACGACTGGGGCTAAAATGATTGAGATGCAGAAAGATGTGCTTGTTTACATCTCAGGCCCCATTACTCCAAACGGGGAGATGAGCACTGAGCAGAACGTAGCAGCCGCGCTCAAGGTGTTCATCAGACTCACGGGTGAGGGCATTCCCTCCATCTGCGTCCACCTGGGTGCCGCTTTCCCCTCTGCCTACGACCTCCACTACCACACTTGGATGGCCTACGATCTGGCTGTCCTAGGACACTGCACTCACATCCTGATGCTTCCGGGATGGGAGAAAAGTCCCGGCGCTGTCATGGAGCGCACCGTTGCTATCTCGAAACAAATCAAGATCGTTTATACGGTTGAGGAGCTTACGGAGATGGTATGGGGCAAGGAGAAAGAGTAGAAGGTCAAGGACCGTCCGACGCTAAGATAGTGATAGTTGGGGAGGCTCCGGGAGCAGACGAGGAGGAATCGGGCGTTCCGTTCTGTGGGCCATCGGGTAGGATGCTGAATGATTGGCTGCTTGAAGCAGGGATCAGAAAAAGCGAATGTTACGTCACTAACGTCGTCAAGTGGCGACCTCCCAACAACAATCTCAGGAAGCTGTCAGAGATAGGGCACAGCATTGAGGAGGGCATCCCTCAGCTCTGGCAGGAGATTGGAGCCATCAATCCGAACGTCATCCTGGCCTTGGGAAACCTCTCCCTAAACGTCCTGACTGGCAAAGGAAACGGCTTCACCGGGATTATGCACTACCGAGGTTCGGTCCTTCCCTCCTTGAACCTTGATAGTAAAGTCATCCCGACCATCCACCCTGCTGCTTTCCTGCACTCTGAAAACGCCGAGGGTGCAGGAGCCATGAAATACCAGATGAGGCATGTGGTTCGTTTCGACCTGAAGCGACTCAAAGAACAGAGTCTTTTCAAGCGATACTCTCCACCTGAGCGTAATCTGGAAATCATCAAGTCTCCCATCGCCCTCCAGAGATTCCTCGACCTCTACGCTGACAAGCACATCGTAAGCGTCGATATCGAGACAGTCTATGGTCTCCCAGTCTGCATAGCTTTGGCCTTCAATGAGTGGCACGCCGCAAGTGTTCCGCTCCTTGATATCCTGAGCTGGCAGAACTTGGAGGGGATAGCAGACCACCAGCTGTGCCAGATTTGGAAGATTCTCGCGGAGCTGTTCGGACGGGAGGACATTCTCGTCATAGGGCAGAACTTCAAGTTCGATCACGGGAAGCTAGAGGACGTCTGTGGTATCAAGATCAGGAACGTCTACTGCGACGTAATGCTTCTAGCTCATTCTCTGCATTGTGAGTTCGAGAAGAGCCAGGCTTTCCTTGCCTCCATCTACACAGAGGAACCCTACTACAAAGATGAGGGCCGGGAATTCAACTGGAAGAAAGACAAGGTAGACAGACTCCTGCTCTACAATGCCAAAGACGCTGCCGTCGCGTTCGAGATTTTCCTCCGCCTTACAGAAGCCGCGCGCGAATTGGTCGTGCCTGGATTTCCTAACTGGCTCGACGACTTCTTCTTCGGTTATGTGATGAAGCTGCATTACCTCTATAAGGACCTAGAGGAAGTGGGCATCTTAGCCGACGATAACCGAAGGAAAGAGCTGATCCTAGAGTATGAGGACAAGATTAAGTATGCCCAGCTTGACCTCGACGATATTGTTGGGCATCCGGTAAACGTGAGTTCTCCGAAGCAGGTCTCGGAGCTGCTCTACAAAGAGTTCAAACTCCCGATAAGGAAAGGTGTCGATGAGGATACATTGGTCGCTCTGGAAGCTAACTCCTGCAAGTTACCTTCCCACAAACGAGCTCTTGAACTCATCATCCATATCCGCCGATTACGTAAGTCCAAGGGGACTTACTTTGAGGCTAAGCCTGACTACGACGGACGGATGCGAACTAGTGTCAGAATCTGTGGAACTGAAACCGGGCGAAGCTCTAACAGTATCCTTAAGCAGCCCCTACGACCCGAAAAGATTGGACTCGCTTTCCAAACGATGACCAAGCACGGTGAGATAGGGGCGGAACTTCGCTCCTACTTCATCGCGGACCCAGGCTACTCATTCGTCGAAATCGACCTTTCGCAAGCGGAGGCTAGGATTGTTGCGCTCCTAGGACGAGATGAAAAAACCCTCAAGCTATTCGACGATAAGGTTGACATACATCGGCTCACATCAACCTGGATATTTGGTGTGGCCTTTGAAAAAGTCACTCCTGAGTTTAGGTTTATCGGCAAGACTACTCGACACGCTGGTAACTATGACATGGGCAAGAAAAGGCTCATGCAAATTGTTAATACTGACGCCAAGAAGTTCGGTATTAACATCAGCATTTCCGAGTGGCAGGGAGGAAAAATCCTCGAAAAGTTCCACCAGTTCAATCCTCCTATCCGTCAAGTCTTCCACAAGGAAATCAGGGATGCGATTGACAAGAACGACCGTGTCCTTGTCTCTCCTTTTGGACGATACCGCAAATTCTTTGGTAGATGGGGAGATGAGCTCTACCGAGAAGCCTACGCACATATACCACAGTCAACTGTCCCGGACCACCTTAGACAGGCTGGGTTACGAGCTCTTCCTCGCTTCTGGGCGGACAAGGTTCTCCCACGCTTCATCGGAGGCAAAACCCCGTTCGTAGTGGAGGCTCACGACGCATTCGTTGGCTTAGTCCCCAATGATTACGTCGAGAGATACGTGCAGATCATGACTGAGGAGTTGAATAAGCCCATCGACTTCGCTAACTGCACCCTCTCTCGTGGCAAGCTGATAATCCCGTCAGAAGCCAAGGTCGGACGGAACTACAAGGAGTGCAAAGTTAAGGGCTGTAGAGGATGTGATGGAATGCACGATTACTTACCAGTAGCAGCTTAAGGGGACGAGATGACATGGCTGGACCATCTGATGTCAGTAACTAAGGAGTCAGAGAGTCCTAGAAAGTATTACTACTGGGCCGGTATGTCAGCCATCGCAGCAGTCGTGAAAAATCAGGTGTATCTTGACAAGTTCTATTACAAGCTATACCCTAACATTTACGTCCTGCTCGTGGGTAAATCCGGGATCAGAAAGGGGCCACCCGTAGCACTAGCGAAACGGTTGGTCACAGAGGTAGGTAATACTCGGGTCATTTCGGGAAGGGCAAGTATCCAAGCGATTATCACTGAGCTTCAGAAAGCCAAGACCAGTGATAATGGAGGCCCTCCCTTGACTGACGCTTCTGGGTTCCTGACGACTTCGGAGTTTGCAAGTTTCATCATCCAAGACCAACAAGCACTAACCATCCTCACAGACCTATACGACGGTGACTACAACCCCGAATGGACAAACCTCACCAAAGGCAGCGGCTCTGAAAAGCTGAAGAATCCGTGTCTGACGATGATTGGAGCGAGTAACGAAGTTCACTTCAAGGATGCTGTCCCGGACAACGCACTTGGAGGCGGCTTCGTTGCGCGCACCAATATCATCCATGCAGACAGGAAGAGCATCGTCAACCCACTGACCAGCAAGCCTAAGGAGTCTATCGAGATTCCAGAACTTGCGAAGTATCTGAAGGTTCTCTCTCAGCTTCGTGGTCAGTTCACGTATTCAGACGGTGCTCGGGAGATTTACAACAAGTGGTATGCGGACTTCTCCGATGGGGAGTATACGGATACCACAGGGACCATCGAGCGGTTGCACGACCACATCCTGAAGGCTGCAATGCTTATCTCCCTCTCCAGAAAGGTCAACCTAGTCTTGGAGGAGGAAGATGTGCAAGAGGCTATTATCGCCTGTCAGGACTTCGTGCCGGGTGCGCGCAGGGTTTCTATGGGAGGCGGGAAGTCGATAACTTCGGTGGGGACTGCGACCTTCCTGAAGGAGTTGCTCTCGCGGAAAGAACACGGCTACGCTATGACCAGAGTCAATATGCTCAAGAAGCATTGGGCAGACTTTGACTCCTACGAGCTAGACCGAATTGCAGAATCCCTAGAGGCTCAGAAGGCGGTAACGATTAAGTTGATTTCTCTCAATGGTAGCACGAAGAAGGAGATTGTCTATGTCTTGACTACAGCCGTAGTTGAGAACTACTCGAAGATGCAGAAGGAGGGGAATTAATCCCTCCGACTGCGCCTGTTGGAACTCTTAGGCCTCGCCCGACCGGCGGGGCTTTTCTTTTCCCAGATTCGCGTATCCCCTTCCTTACCCCAGAGACTCGCATCTCCTCCCTTCTTCTCAAATAGCCGCGCAAAACCTGGCTTCTGGAAGGGAGCAAAGGGGTCCGTGATCGATTTGTGAACCGACCATTCGGGTATGGGAGAGAATCCCTGAACTGCTTTCTCACCTGCGGTCGGTAGGGCACCGAGGAGGAACGGGAGAGCATATGGCCCCATCAGAGCGGAGGCCAAAGCAATTTTCTTCGGGTCATCTGTCTGCGTTCCCATCGCAGCACCAGCTCCGATTGCACCGGCTCCGATACCCTTGTGTTTCCACGCGCGCTCGAATCCTTGCTTCATGGTATTCGCGGGCGTCTTTTGGAAGGGCACCAGGAGCTTACCAAGAGGAGTCTGCAAGCCTAGGGATTTACCGAAGGTAGTTGGAGAAGTCAGGAGGATCTCCTTAGCTTCCTTTTCGGTCATCCCCGCTCTTTGCAGGCTCTTCGTCGACATTTCATCAAATGCACCCATGACACGACCAGGAATGTTGAACTTACCAAACCCTAGGTCGTTAGCATCCGGTGTGACAGCTCCCGCCTTCCATCCTGCCTTCAAATTCTTCCAGTTTTCCCCCGTATTCATAAGCTCCTGGAGAGGTTTCATCGACTTCCTCTCCATCGACGCAAATGCGTGTGCTCCCACGTTCCCTAGCATCGACTTGGGAATTGCCAGACCTGACAGCATCGCCGTCATTCTAGCCTGGAGCATCGCATTCCACGCCTTCTCCCCAATCCCTGCTGGTTTGTTCGGAACCGCTCCCGCACCCGTAGAAGGAGGCTGCCCTCCCGGAGGTGGAGAAGCTCCAGGTCTCGGAGAAGGTGGATTCCCTCCTCCCGGCACCCGACCCCTGTTCGCTCCACCCGCCGCTGCTTGAGCTCTTGCAGCCTTAATCCGCGCCTGCTCCCGAGCCATTGGTCCAATGTCCCTACCTACAGCTCCCGTTTCACTCTTACCAAGTTGTCGAACTAGACGCTGATAGAGGCTCTCTCCAAGTTCGTCAGATTCGGCGTTATCCATTGCCCTTCGGAACTTTCGAGCTTCTTTTTGACCAGCCTCCCGAAATGGGCTGTCGTATTCCGTCATCCCACGAGCTTCACGGAACCAGGAGTCCCTTGGAGACCAGTCCTCTACTTGGTAATCGACACCCTGACCAGTCTCCAATCCAGCGGTTGACCTATGATGCCCATCTAGAATCTGGTAGTTCCCATCTTCATCAATAGATACCACAGGCTTACTTCTGCTGGCTGCTTTCGGATTGCTGACACCATACTTCTTGACAGACTCTACCTGAGCGCGGTCGATGGTATCCTGACTTGCATACCAATCCTTGTTCGGAACCATTCGACCCTGCTCGATAGTCGGACCTCTGAACTCCGTCTCGTCTCGAGCTAGCATCTTGTTTCCAGGATAGTCCTCTGCATCTCGGAAAGGGGGAGGCTCCCGATTACTACCCCTTGCCTCCGGCTGGAACCTTCTGACCCTATCCCGAACTCGATCCTGATTGATTCTGAACTGCCGGAAGATTTCATCCATCGCTTCTTCATGCGTGAACTTAGGATTCTCACGCATCATGAAGTCCATGTCTTGCTCGAACTTCTCCGGAGCTAAATCCTGCCGTCTCTGGAAGTTTTGCATATCTTCATGAAGCTCCTGCTCCTTCATGAATTTAGCCCACTTCGCATCTTTATCAGCAGCCCATTCAGGATTGTCAGAGCTAGGCCTCGATGGGATACCTTCCTCCCCAAATTCCTCTGCTAGTTCGGATCTCTGACGCATCAAATCGTCAGTGCCCGGACCCACCGCTCCAGTCTCATCCTTCATGCGCTTCCAGAGGGCCATTCTTTCCGGTCCCCTGACGACCTCAGGTCCAGGTTCCATCGGAGCACGACCCGGACCCATTGGCTCTGGAGGAGGTTCTACCACTCTTTTCTTCGCCTCCCTAACTAGAGCCTGCCTCCTCTGCCTTTCGGTAATTGGCCCAATATCCCTCCCAACCGCTCCAGTTTCGTTCTTCAACCTTGTTGGAATAGCGTTTGCCAGCCGGTCCTTGAGGGAGGTCGGTTGTCTCGGAGAAGCTGCCCTCTTGACCAGAATGTCAGCAGCCTGCGTATTTCCTTCTGCTGCCAGAGCTTGAAGCTCAGAGGTTTTCATCGCTCCCAGATTTGGCCCCTGAACAGGAGCAGCAGTGGCGACGGGAGCAGCTTCCCTCTGGGTCATTGCCTGCAGTTTCTTTGCAGCCGCTATGACTTCAGGGGGTGTCGCCTCAACTTTTTTTGGTGCTGGCCCCGTTCTGGTCGGAGGAGGATACTTTGACTTTGCCTTCGGTTTTGCTGCTGGAGTTATCGGCTTTCCTTTGAGGAGCTTCGCAGCCTCCGCTTCAGTCACGCGCGCTCGAGCCGCAGCTTCCTCTAGGCCATACTTATCGACCATCTGCGGGAAGTCCATGCTGAAGCCCTTTTCGGGCCGGAGCTGTCCCTGAGGATTGAGACGCAACCCTGGAGTCGGAGGCTCAACAGTCTCGCCTCTCCAGTTGTAAGTGAGGCCTTCGTCCGAGATTCCCTGCGCGCTCCGCTTATATCTGTCAGGGACCAAAGCCTCGAACGCTTCCTTCTCAGGAGTTCGTGCCCCTCCCATCCCAGCAGAGACATTAGAGACTCGACCCTTCTCTACGACACCCTGAATTGGAGCCTCCGGGAGGTGCTCGACTCCTGCTGGACCCGCCCTGAATCTGGGAGGCCCAGGCAACTGGCTTTGCGGGAGAGGAGGAGGTGTTTCTGCATTCTCCGGGAGCATTCTTCCATAGCGTGGAACTCTAGAGGTCTGACCCTGCATCGGGATCGTTCGAGGCTGGGTTGTCAGAGTAGGAGGACCACCAGCTAACTGAGGTCCACCGATAGGTCGAGGCTGAGGGACCATCGGAGTCCCATGAATTCCAGTAGTCGTTGTAGGAAGTGCTCCAATATCTTGAAGGCCAACATTCCCCACATTCGAAGTTGCAGAAGGTCGAGGCTTTCCTCCAGGATTCCGCATCCCGAGAACACCAAAGCCTATCTCTGCAAGCCCGCCTCCAGCCCTCCGATAATCCCCCTCCGAAAGACCCCCACCCACTTCTCCCAAACCATGTCCAGTCTGAAGAACTCCTGCTCCCTGGGCTACACGACCAGCTATCATAGGGATAGCTCTGCCTGCTGCCATACTCTCCCCGAGGAGAGGTGCAGCTGCTCCACCCGAAGCTACCGTCGCAGCCACAGTTCCGACCCCAAGAGGAGAGGTGAGACCAGAACCTAAGCCTCCGATAACTCGGGCAGCATTCGCTCCAACTCTCCTGCCATAACTCGAACCAGCTTTGTCGAAGACACTATCTCCACTACCTTCGATGCTGCGAGCAATATTCTCCCCTACTTCAGCAGGTTTATCCCAGAGAGGAGTATTTGCCTTCTGCCAAAGAGATTTCTCCCCTCCTGTCTCTGCTTGGTATTTATCCAGGAGGGCACTCTGCTCCGCCTCAATTTCAGCGAAACTTCGACGAACTGGCCTTTCTCCTCGGGGCATTAGAAACCTCCCCCTGCAATAATCTCAGCTTCCAACGCTCTGAGGACCGTCTGGTATGCCTGCCATTCCTGAGGAGAGAAGTCTCCCGGTCCCTTGGGAGCATCCTTGGTGCCTACGAATTTGCCCCACTTCGGATGGTCCATGAGTTTGTCGAGAGCCAGCTCACGCGCACTGGTTTGTGAGGCAGGAGTCGGTAGCTTTCCTTCTTCGGCTTGATCAATTCGCTGCTGAGCCTGTCCGATTCTGGTCCCAGCGAGGGCAGTATTTACCCCGAACTCATTCTGTCTCTGGGTCAGATTTCCAGCAGAAGTATTAGCTTGCATCCGAGAGGTCTGGGCGTTCATCCGAGAAATCTCAAGTTGTGCATCCTGAGGAGTCTTGGCTGCAATCATCTTGGTATCGCTCGGGTCTTTACTGTTGACCGCGAGGAACCCACCTTGTGTTGCGTGTAGAGCGTAAGTGGGCTTCGTCGAGGCTTCCGCTCTCATGATGTTCGCACGAGCGTTCTCCGCAGCAGTCCCTTCAAGCGCCCGATTGTGCTGTCCCTGTTGCAGGAACTTCTCGTGTTCCAGCCCCATCCTCGAGGCATCCCGAATTGCTTCCATCCGGGATTCCCGCTCGTCCTGCTCCATCCCAGCCTGTTCTTCCAACCCAGAGAGCTGACCAGAGTATTCCTCCATAGCCCTCCGATATGGTTCCCTGTTGAGACCCATAGCAGTAGTGATTCCCTTGCCAGCATCTTTCAAACCTGCAGAGAATCCAGAGAGGGCGGAGGCAGTTCGAGTCCAGGCATTTGGCTTATATTCCTCCTCCTGCGGTCGGTTCTGGAGGGCAGTCTTGTAAGCCGTCATTCCTGGCGTCTGCTCGTTCCGAATATCCTGAATCATCCGATAGTATCTGGACGAGTCATCCTCATCCTCGGTTGGGATCTGAATCTCCGGTTGCTGGAAGCTCACCCCTTTTGGGCCGATGGGAGTCTCGGGGGCGTCGGGAGTGCTAAAGTTGCCCTTGTAGGGGCCGAGTCTCTTACCACCCATGATGCTATTGAGACGATACGAGTCCATTAGTCCCATGTTACTTCTTCTTCTTCCCGAAGCCGAGGGCACCGGCTCCCGTCATCAAGCCACCCGCACCACCTGCAAGGCTACCTGCCAAACCAACCCAATCTGTCTTAGGGTTATTTGCCATTCTCGCATCGTAGGTTGTGCTCTGTTGACCGTAGGCTAGATCCCGACCCGCCCGATTCGCCCCGAGATACATATCGACCTCGGCTGGTTTACTCGTGTAAAGAGAGTTCATGCCTTCGAGACCAGCGAGGCGATTTCCTGCGTTGAACTGAGCTTCCCACTGCCGATTGTAGTCGCCCCGAGCAGCAGCCGCCGCAGCAGATTGAGCCGCTCGATTTGCCTCTGCCTCTGCCTGCGCTGCCAGACCCTCCGTGCCGAACATCTTGCCCTTCTGGAGGAGCCCCTGCATCTCTAGCTCATTCGCTCCAGCAGATGAAGCAGAAGTTCCACGAGTCCGCGCAATGTCTGAAACCATCCCGGTTTCGGCTTGGGTGGCTCCAGTGAGGCCCGCTGCCTTGTTACGAGAGAGGAGTTCTTGGAGTCCCTGCTCGGAGGAGGACATCTGCTGTCCACCCCACTGCTGACCCTTCCTCTTCGTATCCGAAATTCCAAGCTCGGTATCCAGGGCTGCTCGTTGTGCGTTGTAGGCTTGATCCCGAGCAGACCGTTGAGCCATCGCCTGCCGACCAGGGCCGTATCCACCTTGGATAGCCCCCATTCGGTTCGACTCATCCTGCATCGTCTTGTAATACGACGGGATGACCGAATTCCCACGCGCTCGCATGTTCCCCATGTCCTGGGCGGATAGGCCACCTGTCTTGGCCCAGTCCTCAAACATGCCCCCACCACGAATCCTCGCCTGACCCGCAGCGTCTACCCCTCCCGTCCGACCCATCTCCTTGAACGCGTCGATGTTACCCTGCATCGAGGCCATTCGAGCTGGGTCCCAACCACCAGTTTTCTGGAGTTCGGTAAGAGTTCCCTGATGCGTGTCGAAAAGCGTCCGATCCGCCCCTCCAGTTTCGAGGAACTTCTTGTAGGAATCGGTAGAGAGCTGACCTCGTTCGTCTGCAGCAGCAGGAGCATACCCGCCACCTCCGCCTCCACCACCTCCACCGCCACCTCCCGCTCCTTGGAGGTCTGGAGAGCCGTAGTTGTATTTCCCCTCTGAGAAGTCCTTGAAGCCCCCATACTGGACCCCATACATATCACCCGCACGAGACTGCGCTCCGGTTAGACCAGTGTTGACCGCTCCCATGTAGGTATTGTGCTCTTGGGTGGCCTTGGTCCTATCCGTGTCGATCATCGTGTTGGTCTTTTTCCCTTCCTTACCTCCACCCATATTACACCTTCCTCAATAGAAGTTCGCCAGGATTATCGACTAGCTCGAAGCCAAAATGATTGATGAGGATGGATGCGAAGGAAGGATCTCGGATGAAACAGTAAATATCTTCTAGCCCAGATGATTGCGTGCCGCGAAAAGCCTCTAATAAAAGCCCCTTGAGAGCTTCTACCTTATTTCTCTGCGAAGAATCCTTATCGAGGATTATCATAGCCTCGGCAAAGAGCTTGACTTGCCCGTAAGCAACGACCTTCCCGTCCTCCTCGGCTACCCACTCGACCAAGCGAGTCTCACGGTTCGGGACGGAAAAGTCGTTGCTGTGGTGCTTCTTCCAGATTTCGTCTATGGCGAGCATATCCGAATCCTGGAACGGTCTGATAATCATTCACCCTTTTCGAGCGTGAAGGATTCCCAGGCGTGAGGATCACCTTCCTTGCCGATCAGCGTGATTTCCTGATCCGGAACGGTTGGTCCCCCACCGAGAATACCCGCAAGGAGGCCGGAGTTCGTTCGGAGTGCAATCTTGTCCCCGTAGACGACGCCGGTGAAGTTGGCGATAGCTTGCTGAATGCTGTCGTCAATCATCGCTTGAACCTGAGCCTCGGTCAGACCGCCACCGACGATGACTGCTGGAGGAGGACCAGTTCCGGGAGGCACTTCCGAGACTCCCTGGACCGGCGAGTAGGCGAATCCGGAGATGTATTTCCACGCCCAGATGAGGCCGCCATTGGGACCGTCCTCGATGACCTGGATCTGTCGCGTGTAGTAACCCTGGTCGTCGGACGACTGACTCGGCAGGAAGATGCGCCCTCGGGGACCACCACTGCCCCACATCTGAGTGAACCCGAACATCGGCCAAAGCGCGTCGGCCTTGAGTCCAGGTGTGTAGACGTTGTGAGGCAGATTGGTGTTCTGCATT